TGTCGGCGTCGCCTTGCTGTGTGATAAGAACGTATTCCGCAACCCCTGCGTCTACTGATTCTTTTAACCCTGGGAAGAAGCCCGCCCGATATTCCATAAATGGCTGATCTGGGTTCCAACTATCAATTCCCGAAAGTTCCTGTTTTTCGGAAGGATCCTTATATCCTACTTTGGCAGTTAATAATACATTTGACACGCTATTCGTCCATGATGCGTCGTAACCCATTAAATTAGTAACGACGTCGAACGCTTTCGTTTTTAGCGTGTCAAATATATTCATTTCATTATAGGATTAAGCGAACTCTTACAGTTGCATCTCCAGAAGCTTGTGCGCTAAATGCATACCCTAAAAATACATTTGTCCCTACAGTTGTAGTTGCAGAACCAGAAGCGTTCGAATATAATTTTGCGCCAAGTGTAACCGCTCCAGCTACTTTAGGAACTTCGTAAACACCGCATAAACTCACAACAGCAGTATCTCCAATTTCATAAGCACCTGCTGAAACTCCAGCTAATGCACCAACTTCAACAATAGCGCCTGAAGCAATTGCACCAACTGCAACGAACTCTATACTATCGCCTTTTTGAATATAATTTTTCATTTTTTATTTTTTATAGATTAAAAATTAGGGCGATAATTAAACCGCCCTTATTATTTATGCAGGAACTGCTCCGTTATTACGGTAAAGTCCTCTCCAATCAATTGCTTTTGCAGCAAAGATAAGTCTTGCTTTTACTTCAATTCCATCTGTGTCAAATCCTTCTTTTTGGTCGATGAAAAGTTCCTCTTCACCTGCTAAGAATGCATATTCAACAGTATCTAAACTTGATGGATCAGCAGCTAAAAACCACTCGTAGTTTTCAATTTCAGCATCAACAATTAATGTTAATCCAGTTAATGAACCTACAGGAACATCACCTTGTTTTGTAGCTGTGTAATTAACTGAAGTTAATTTTTGAGCTAAAAACTCATTTTTAGGTCCTACAATTAAGAACTTTGGTTTTAAGTTCAACTTATTACCAGCAGCATCTTTTTGTTGTCTGAAAGAAGTATAAGCAACTGTTAAACTAGCTTCAGATAATGCAGTACCACCAGCAGTTTGGTTATTTGCTGTACCTACGAAGTTATTGTGTGCTGCAGAAAATAATGCATTACCATCATTCATTGCTGTAAATCCATTAGCCAATAACATTGAGTAAACAATATTAGTTTGCAATCTTGCAGCAGCTCCAGCGAATGCTTGTGGCAATCTATCGAATGCGCTTAAGTCATCATTAATGATTGCTTCCCAAGTGATACCTATAATTTTACCATATTTGGCTAATTTATAAGATTCCCCACCCTCTGAGAATGTACCGTATTTATACTCTCCACCTTCTTGAACTTTTTCAAGATTACCCAACATTTCAGATAGTCTAGCACGTGTAACGGCTCTAAAATCATTCATTGTGGAACGTCTAGCCCAATTTGTGAAAGTACGTTCTTGAATTGCGTATTGTGCCAATAAAGTGCGGTTAACTGTGTCCATCAATAAAAGAGGGAAATCAGTAGTATGGTGTAATCCACGAACTTTACCACCTAATGCAACTGTAGCAATCTCTTTTGGAGTCATTCCTGCAGTTCTAACACCTGAACGGATCAACGATTCTTCAGCGAATCTTAATAGATTCATTCCTCTAAAATCTTGCGCAGCTCTTACGTTTTCTTCACCCATAACAACTGAAGCGTTTGGATTGATTCTAAGCACAAGTGCATTAGTCATTGCCGAACGTGTTTTTTCTGCGTCATTCTGAATTTGCTGTACAGATGGATTTGGGTTTGCAGGTTGGTTTTTCTCCCATTCAACTAAAGCACGTTGTCCAGCAGTTGCCAAATCAATGTTTTCTTCAATTAAACTATCGGCTACTGTTTGCGGTAAGCCTAATGCTCTGCAATGTGCCGTAATACCCTTAATTCTAGCACGCTCTTCGGTCGCAGCGGCTGAACGTGTTTGCTCCAAATTTGGAACTTCCGCAGCAGGTGCTAGCGGTTGATTTGCGTCTTGTGGCATCTCGTTTGTGTTTAAATTAGTATTATTTTCTTGTGGTATTTCAGTAATTATATTTTCAGTTTCTGTAATATTTTCAATTACAGGTGTATTTTCTAATATAGTATTATTTTCTTCCAAAATAACTACTTCATTTGTAGTTCCCTCTGAACGTACACGGCTGTTTTTGTCGGCTTGTACTGGAGTGAATGAAATCTCTGTAGCTTCCCATTTTGTAGCTTTATAAACTGGTGTTTGCCCTTCTTGACGTGTTACTTGGTATTCAGATACATTATATCCTACAGAAACTCCAGTAACTATTCCATCACGAACTTTATTCATTAATTCAGTGTCATTTTCTGAATTTCCAAAACGAATTTTAGCAATTCCAACACCATTTTCAAAACGTGCATTAGATATAACGCCTACAACTGATTCGGCTGTACCTCCGTGGCGGTTATGGTTATCTAGTGCAGGTGCTCCAGCATTTAAACGGGATAAATCGCCATTCATTGAATTACAAATAAGAATCTCATTTATAACTCCTTCCTCCCAATCATACGTACGAACTGCTGTTTCTGTAGCAAAAATAACTTCTACTGTTCTATCAGTTTCGTTGAAACTTTGTGCCTTTAATTCAGCACGTGTTCTCTGTTCCTGTACGTTTTTAATTATTTTTTTTGTTTCTGGCATAATATTTTATTATTTCACAAATATATAATTTTTTTGAATTATACAACGTTTTTTGATTTTATTTTTTTATTTGGTTTGGTGATAATTCTTGAATATTTAAATCAGCTTCCTGAATTATCCACTCAACATTTATTCCTGCATCTTCAAACATTTTTTTATCTAATTTCATTTGCTCTAAAAGAGTATCAGGATTATAACCTCTACGCTTACAAGCTTCAGTCCATGAAACTAAACCTGATTTTAATTCCAAAATCAATCCGTTCATCTCTTTTACTGGGTCAATCATTTCTCTACCTTGTGGTGTCCATTCTGCCCCAGCATTTTTGCTTATAATCATTTTAATTTTTAAGCCTTCAATAAACCAATTCCATACTTTATCACATAATTGTGGGATTACCATGTTATACTGCCAATCCTCAACCTGTCTTTGCGCTTCAATCCAACCCATACGACCGCTAGAAAAATTTACATTACCCATATCACCTGTAAGTTGCTCATAAGTAATTCCATAACCTGCTGCGTTTTCTTGTTGGTTTTTTGAAACATATTCCGAGAAACTTGAAGGCGTAGGCGGATTATTAAACGTTACCGTTTCACCAGGTGCAAGTCTTTCAATAATACCCGGTTCCATTCTATCTATAGTTTGTCCATCAACAGTTTCAAATCCATCAGGACTTTCTTGTTTGGTTGTAAATGCTACGTGACACGCTGCTACTTTTTGCAACATCAATTGTGCATCCTTATAATCCGCTAAATCTCGCATGGATAACATGGTAGCTGTTCCAAACGGTACACCTCTAACCTGTTCTGGAAATTCTTTGTAAAATATGTGAATCATATCGTCAGCACTTACAAATTTAGGTGCTAATTTCATTGTATATTCATTGTTTGGATTATGGTCAAATACCCAATAACCTACTCTTTTCCCTTGCTCATTAAATTCAACTCCCTGAACGATATAGTTTCCTGAACGTTCCGTAAGCATATAGCTATTCTTTGAATGGTCCACCATGTGAGGTGCTAGTGCCTGCAATTTTATAGGATGTCTTGAATTTGAATCTCTCCTTTTTAAAATGAACATTTCGCCTTGCATCGCTACATTTCGCATGATCATAGATTGCAAACCATATTGTGTGAAGAATCCATCATGGTCACAATTTGTGGATTCTGCCCATGCTTTCCATTCGTCTTTTATTTTTTGTACTTCTTTTGGCGTTAATTTCTCGCCTACAATTGCTACAGGTGTTGGCATTATACCAGTTCCTATAACATTATTCTGAATTGTTCGAATTGCCTTGAATACTGAAGCATTATTCTTATAACCATCAACGGAACGATCTCTAAGTGTCTTTAATGATTTTTGTATATCGTGGTTTGCATTCTCTGATGTATTATAAGAAGTCCATCCATCACCACGACGTGACTTTGTAGCGCCTTCGTAAGCTCTAATTCCTGAAGTAATAGTTTTTTCAATAGCCCTATATTTTGCTCTTTCTGCTCCTGCACTTGGACTTACTGCGGAAACTATTTTATCTAATAAATTCATAATTATCTACATTTATTTATTCCTTTTGAAAAACTAGCATATTTACGCCCATTATTGGAATTTTGTGACGGAAATAACTCGTTTTTCATCATAGTTTGGATGCGTATCATTTCGTCTAATGAACGATACGTAACCGTTTTATCGCCATAATGAACAGTAAGCGCACCGCTAGCTATTGCGTCTGAAATTATTTGATATTGCGTCATTGTATATGCCATGATATATTTTTTTGTAAATATAACAAAAAACCCCGATAAATTAATATCAGGGTTTTTATTTTAAATAGGCAACATCATATTTGACAATAATGCAGTTGAAACATGGGTGTATATCTCAGTAGTTTTGCTACTGGAATGTCCTAAATGTTTTTGGATTATTCTTAAATCGGTTCCGGATTCAAGTAATGCAGTAGCATTTGAGTGACGAAGTAGATGGAAGTGATAATCTTTACCAAGATATTTCTTTACAATTTGATTGCAACTTGTATGGGAATATTGTAAATCAAACTGCCCATTGAACAAGAATTCTTTTGGTTTGTATTCCGAAAAATAGAGTCGAAGTATATCAAGAATTTTTACCGACAAAGCCACTATTCTATCTTTCCTTCCTTTGCTTTGCCGAATAGTAATAACCATTCGTTTGCTGTCTATATCAGCTATTTTAAGGTTGCAAACTTCTGAAACTCTCATTCCGGTTGAATAAGCTAAAGCAATAATTGCTTTGTGTTTCGTATTAGTAATTTTAGAAATAGCATCCAACAAAAATTCCTTTTCAATAATTTTAGGAAGTTTCTTTTCTGAACGGGGATATTCAATATGCTTGAATTTTAAAGGTTGTTTTCCAGTGTATTTATAAAACAATTTTACGGCAGAAATTCTATGTTTCCTGCCGTTAATAGAATTGGATAACAACAACCATTCTTTAATTTGCTTTTCAGATATTTCAGAAGGTTTCGTAGCTACTTTGTTGAAGTATTCTAAAAACAATTTCACCTGATTACTATAATTCGAAATAGTGTTTTTAGAATAGTTTTTCAGTTTTAAATCTTCGGAATATAATTCCACATACTTTCCGATGTTCATAGTCTTAGGTGTTAAGTTTGTTGATGTTTACAGATTGTTTTTACATATAGGAGTTAGCATCAATGCTTCTATTCGTTTTCAATAGGAATTTTGTTTTCCTCATTCCATTTTGAAACCGCTCCATTTAGTGACCAACTATCACTATGTTGTCTTTGTCTACAATCTCTACAACTTACGTCCCAGCAAGGAACAAAATCGTCACTATCTAAT